TAAGCATATTTTACTCAGATGCATCAAAAATATCTGGATTATCTGAATTTAAAAGATCAGGCTGAGGCTGCTTTAAAAGAACGCCAGGCTGAATATGATAAGGCTAAGAAACCTGAAATTCAAGAGAAACGAAACCAGATTGCAAAAGATGTATTACTTGAAAATTTTGGTAAAGTACAGAACAAATACTCAGCTTTTACTGATAAAGAAACATATATTATTAAGAGTTTATATAGCCAATCCACTTATACAAATGAAAATATTATTGTTACTACTCTTGACAGTACTGCTGATGCCGTAGATAAGTCTAAAGTTCTTTATGACGATGCATTGGAAGAATTGTATGTGGAATCACATCCACAATATACATATACTGATGATGTAGAGAATGTATACGCTCTTCCAGAATTTAAGGAGTACCATGAACAGCTTGCGGTAAATGATTTTGTGCGTGTAGGAATCACTGATACTAATTATATTAAACTAAGAGTAATTGAAATCACATATAATCCTTGTGATTTAGATGAATCTATGGAAGTTACTTTTAGCAATATGATTCAGTACAAAGCTAAAAGGAATGATTATAATACTCTTTTAAACGATGCCCTTAATACTTCCAACCGTAATGGTGGTCGTGTTAATTCAGTCAACAAATCTTCTACTTCTGATTATGTCATCACATCAGAAGCTATCAAACAAATCTTTTCAAATCCTCTATTCAATTCAATGTTAGGTGGAACTGTCACTGGAGGCACCGGGTCTGGCGGAACCATTACTGCTGATACAATTATTGCAGAACTCGTGAAAGCAAAAGAGGGTGTTTTTGATAAGCTTACTGTTGATACTGCTTTCATGAAATATCTCGATGTAAAACTTATTTCCGCAGATAAGATCACAACTCGTATTCTCGAAGCGGAACAGGCAAATATTGAAAAGCTGTCAGCTAAGATTATAGAATCTAACCAGATTAATGCTGATATGATCAATGTAAAAAATCTTCTTGCAGGTCATGCAGGAGTTGGAGAATTACATACAATTCATCTTACTGTAGAAAATGCAGAAATTGATCAGGCTGTTATTACTAATCTCATCGCAAAGAAAATTGCAGTTGGAGATTTAATGGCTCAAAATGCTCTTGCAAATCAAATTGTACTTATCTCTAAAGACAATAAACCTACTATTGCATTTCAAGAAAGCACCCAACAGTTTTATGATTCCAAAGGAAATGTTCGTGTGCAGATTGGTATGGACGGTAAAGGGGATTTCAACTTTATTGTTAAAAATGGAGACAGAGCCGCTTTATTTGATGAAAATGGTATTACCCAGACAGGTATTCCAGATAATACAATTCTTGGGGACATGATTAATAACGCCACCATTACCAAAGACAAACTTGGATTTCAAATCATAGAACCAAATGAACAAGGTGGTATTGACATCACTAATATTTATGATGGCAAAGGAAATCAATGGTGGGGAATAGAAAAGACGACTATTACAGATGACTACACAAAGCAGATTAAGAATGTTACAGATACTCTGACCGGACAAATCGAAACTAAGGTTAGTAATACTCAATATTTTAAAGACCAGGAATCTATCCGAACAGATTTTTCTGATATCAAACAAAATGTTTCTGGGATTACATCTACTGTAAGCAGTATGCAAACAGATCTTTCTGAAGCTCAAGAAAAAATTAAAGCAAACACCTCTTCTATTACTCAGAATGCAGATAAAATCAGTTTTATGGTAACTGGTGACAAAGAGTCTGAGTTCACAGTTACTGATAAATTTATTCAGATGATTTCTGACCATATTAGCATTGATGCCAGCACCATTGACATTAATGGTATTATCACTGCAATGAATACACACACTGGACCAGGTAAAACTAAAATCGACGGTGGTATTATTGAAACCAATACTATTACTGCTGATTCTATTAAAGTTGATGCAATCAGATCAAAAATATTTGAAGATGATCTGACATCTAATTATTCACTAAAAGGTATCTGGTTTGATTTATCAGAAAACGGTGCTATTAAAGGTAAAAATTTTGCTGTTGATTCTAATGGTAATGCTTATATTCGTGGTGACAGCACTGTTGAGGGAACCATTATAGCTAATAAAGGTTATATTGGTGGTATTGGCGGTTTCCATATTGAAGCGGGAAAACTATATTCTGGTATGGATACCTTTCCTGAACAACCAACATCAATATCAAAAGATAAAAATGTGTATATTGGTACAGACGGAATTGCTCTTGGTAGTGGAAATTTCAGAGTTGATTCAAATGGTAAGCTTTATGCTAACTCTGGTACATTTTCAGGAACTATTTACGCTGATGGAGGAACTATTGGCGGTTGGAGTATATCTGCAAATTCATTAAGCAACAGAGACGGATCCATAAGTTTAAATCCTGATGGTTTAAAACTTGGCAATCAGTTAAATATAGATAATCAAGGGAATGCAACTTTTGGTGGTAAACTATCAGCTGCTACCGGAAGTTTTTCTGGTGAATTAGTTGCAGCAACAGGTAGCTTTTCTGGAGAATTAAAAGCTGCTACTGGCACATTCTCTGGGGATTTAAAAGCTGCAACAGGTAGTTTTAAAGGAGAACTTTCTGGTGCAACTGGAAGTTTTACAGGTAGTGTTATTGCTACATCTATTACTGCAAAGCAATCATATTCTATTTATTATAACGATGTTGGAACTGGTGAACCAACTGATTCAGTACAAGTAATTACTGCATTTGACTGGGGAACTAATACAACTCAAATTGGATTTGGGTTGATAGATTCATCTTTAGACTCTTCAAAAATGCATGGAATGCTTCTGATAAAAGAACAAGGCGCAAGAGTTCTAACATTAATTGCAGATGATATTAATACAAATGGATGGTTAAATGTTAATAAACTTAATATTACTGATTCATTCGGACAGTATAAAGGAGTGCCATATAAATCAATTATGTGGAAACCAACAGACACATTTGACTTTAATGGTTATAATCATCATCACACTATTCTTCCTTATAAGAATGGTAATTTTGCAGTAGGTATGGAGAGTACGACTACAGGAATGTTATCTATTAGTTTATTACCATATTTGTTATCAACTGAAACCGATGCATATGGTAATATTACAGTAAGTAAAACTAAAGATACTACTTCTCAGATAAGCATTGGAGCAACAGCTAATCCATATGCATGTATTTATGTAGATGCCATTTATCTTACTGGTGATAAAAAAGCTTATACCTCACTGGCTAATTTAGGCAATGGTGGTACAACTAATTATAATGGACTTACAAATAAACCTAAAATTAATAATGTTGAATTAGCAAGTGGAAATAATACATTATCTAATTTAGGGATTGCTGCACGATCACATTCTCATTCTAAATTAAATAACAGTTCTCCTGTAGGTTATACAGGATTTGGTCATTGCCATACCGTAATTATGAATAGTAATCATAATATGTGGATTGCAATTAATAATGATGGTACACCCGCATTAACTCCATATAAATTAAAAACATCAACTAGCTATACAGATGTTGATACATATTCGTTGGAAAAAGGCGGAACTTGTAACCTCGGAAGTACAGATGCTCCTTGGAATGCTGTATATGCTAAGAATTACTATGATGAATATGGAAATAAGATTTCTACAGGCGGTGGTTCAATTAGTCTTAAAATTGATGGAGTTACACGTAGTTCTGGATTCACGAATTATAACCTTGCAACGCAAGATTGGGTGGCTGGTAAAGGATATTTAACTCAACATCAATCTCTTTCTGGATATGCTACTACAAGTTGGGTTAAAGGAGCATTTGGTGATACATTAAGTATTTCAGGAAGTACATTATATTTAAAAAATTATAACGGTTCTCAATTAAGCTCAGTTACTTTACCAACAAGTTCTGGTGGTGGGAATTATGCTCCATTAAATCATACACATGATCATTTAACAGGATCATTTGATGTTACAGTTGGTTCATCAACAATGTATCCAGATGGTGATGGTTCATATTCATGCGGTAGTAGTGGACATAGATGGAAATATGTTTATGCATCTAACGGTATAAATACTGGTTCTGATGAGTATATAAAAGAAAATATCAAAAGCATTACTAATTTTCCATCTATTGATAAATTTTATATGTCATTAAATCCAATTCAATATAAATTCAAACAACGTCCAAACGATGATGAAATATCTAAAATACATTTTGGATTTGGAGCAAGGGAAACAGAAAGACATCTAAAGGAAAATAATTTTGAATCAGAAAATTATAGTATAGTTACAAAATCTATTTTAGATAAGCCTAATTTTGTTGGACGTACTGATGAATATTCAATGAATTATCTTGAATTTATCTCTCTCAACACTCACATGACACAGAAAGCCCATCATCGTATTGACTCTCTCGAATCTGAAAATCAATCCCTTAAGAATGAAATTCTTATGCTTCAGGGACAGCTCTCTCTCATTACTCAACGACTACAAAAAATGGAGGAAAAGTTATGTTAAAAATTAGTGAAACAAGAAATGTATCCGGTCAGGTTATGATCGGTGAAGGTGAAAACTCAAAGCAGATTGCTTATCTTAATGCATCTGTTAGTAAAGATGGAAATGTAAATATCAATAAATCTATTCAGGATAGTGAAGCATTTAAAACAAATAAAGAGGCTGTCCTGAAAGATTTTACAGAGTTTGAAACATACGTATATGGAATTATTCCTGAATAAATAAGAGGCCATGAGCAATCGTGGTCTTTTATTATGCAAAGAAGGTGAAATATTTGACCAGTCGAGAATATGAACTTGAATTAAAGAAAATCAAAGCCAAAAATCGGCAGATTGAAATGAAACGAAATCTGAAAGCAGCAAAGGTTAAAAGATTCAATTTTAAAAAACCAAATACAAGTAAGCTTATTGTGTTTGTAGTCTTTGCTATTTGCTTACAGATTCTTTGGTTTAGTGAACATATGATAAGTCTCACTGGAGATACGAGTTATATGTATGCGCTCATAGGTATTCCGGCAGCGTTGATTCCTACAATTTTAGGATATTATGCCAAAGCTAGTAAAGAAAACCAGGTCGGAGGTATTACCTATGATACTGCAATGTGCAATTTAGAAGCACAAGAAAAGCCAGTCTTCGATCATGTATCTGAAGATGAGGCTGTAGGATGAATGGAGGTATGACTATGGACATCAAACATGGTATTCAGGATGTATTATATCTGATCATTACTGGTATTCTTCCACTTTTAATCACTTATGGAATCCTCTTCCTAAAAGTAAAGATTAAAGAACAGGAAAAGAACCTGGAAAATGATCAGCTCGTAAAATATATAGACGCTGCTACTGATGCTATTAGTAAAGCAGTGCTCACAGTTAATCAGACTTATGTAGATGCTTTGAAGAAGGAAGGTAAGTTTGATGCAGAAGCTCAGAAAACTGCTAAACAGATGGCTATTGATAAAGCTAAGGCTTTGATTACAGAAGATTCTAAAGCGGCTATCGAAACATTATATTCTGACTTTGAAGCATATCTAAATGATGCTATTGAAGAACTCGTCAGAGAAAATAAAGTTACATATTAATATAAAAGGAGTACAAGGATTATGAAAAAAGTTATTGTAAATGCAGACATTATGGCAATGTATAAAACATTAAATTCTATGAAGAGTCGTGCGGATTTAATCGCAGGAGATGTTGATGTATTCTGGGCGAATACAATGAACCTGAAGACTCTTAAGGCGCAGGTAGATAAAATCTCAGAGGTTGAGCAGGAGTTAGTTGATTCTTATTTTACAGAGGAAAACTCACATTCTATTGTTGACGAAAACGGTAATGAAACAGGAAATCGTGCTCTTAATGATGACATAAAAGATAAAATCATCCCTGAAATTCAAGAAGGTCTGCAGAAAATTTATGATAAAACATGTGAACTTGATGTTGAGATGATCCCAGAGGAATCTCTCAAGAAAATGCTTAAATCTAATGAAGACAAACTGTCTATGCTTGATATGACAGTACTATATGAATTTGTAGAAAAAGGTGAGTAATAATGGCAACATATATTCAGGGAATTCAAACCTCTGTTGGTGTTGTTAAGTATGATTACAATTATCTGGCTAATCTCCCTGAATCAGATATGACATTATCTAAACAGGGTGCATTCGCTGATGCCCTTGTTGTTGGAAGAAAACTTACTCAGCTGGGAGCTGATGTGGATAAATTGAAAGAATCTATGACTGCCGTACAGAAATCTATCTCTGATCTGCAGTCTGCAGATTCTTCTTCTAACACTTCAATTGAACAGATCAATACATCATTACTTAGCATGACCAATAATATCGAAACAATACAGAACAATATTACTACTTTGACTCAGAATACTGCTGAGATCAAGAAAAGTGCTGATAATGCGAATTCATCAGTCACAACACTGCAGGAAACTATTAAGTCACTACAGACTAGAATTGAAGCTTTAGAAAAAACTCAGACTAAATAAGGAAGGAGGCAGTTATGTATACACTAAAAATTACAGATGAAAATACTGTTGTAACAACAGTCAAAGAATCAATTGTGGAAAGAAGTAATTATGTAGATAAGATTCAGATTGTAACAAGTAAAATGTATCGGGAACAGATTGATATGTCAGATACAACTGTTTATATGAAGTATAAGCTCCCGGTGTCAGATAAAATTAAAATGACACAACTTATTATAAATAATCTTGAATATGAACAGAATTATATTCAGTATTTAATTCCTGTCGATGCAGCACTTACTGCTGAAGCCGGGGATATCGAAGTATCTTTCACGTTCTTAAAACTTGTTGCTAATGAAGATGGAACATACACTTCTTATATTCGAAAAACCACATCAGGTGTTATTCATATTACTCCACTTGTACAATTTGATAAATATGAACCTTCTGAATTGTTTACTGAAATTGATCAGAGACTCCTTGCTATGGAAGGAATGATTAAAGATCTCAATGCTCAGAATAAAGCGACTTATGAAGGTATGGTAAAAGATATTCGTCTTAATACAGAAGACAGAAAAATCACTTTAACAGACAGAAATGGTGAAGATACCGGAAATGGTATCGTTGTAAAAGATCTTTCTGCTATGGTAGCCGAAGATATGACAGGTAAAGATCCTGATGGCACACAGGATGGAGTTGTTCATCTTGATCAGGTTGTCGATCTGGATAAATTATTAAAGTAAAGGAGTCATGATATGTCATTTAAAGATTCTAAAATTGCTGCTGCGGCTAATTCGGCAATGACTTTGAGTGCTGAGTTAGCCGTAGACACTGAGGAATATACATTATGTACTGATGGTCGTTATGAAGTATATACCAAATATCAAGACAATGCATATTCAACAGTGGATAACTTAAAAAATATTGCCGTTGATGCTACACAGATTAATATTATGCAGGAAGAAAACAGCCAGTATATGCCATTTAGGATTCCAAGATATTGGGATGGCATGGATCTTATGGATATGCTCATCCAGATAAGATATGAATCTGTAGCTGAGAAAAAAGGTAAAGTAGCGACAGTTATCAATGTAGCTTCCAACAATACTTATATTCGATTTGGTTGGCTGATTGATGCTGCTGTTACAGCAAATGCCGGAGATATAATTTTTGAAATTATGGCTACTGGCGTAAATGAAAAAGGAAACAATTAT